CTTGCCAATTTCATCTTAAAAATAATTTCATCTCTTTTTGATCTTAAAATATTAAGTATTTCTGCGCTTAAGTCTTTATATGATATTAAACCTTGTTCAAATAGCTTGGCTAATTTATCAATTATAAATTTCGATTTTGACATATATTCAAATTTTAAAATAATATACTCTATTATAATTATTTATTTAATATGTTTATTAACAATTTTGAACCTGTGGCAATTCAAATTTTTTCTCTAGAAATAAGATGGTATTCGTTAGCTTATATCTTTGGAATATTATTTGCTTGGATATATTGTAAAAAAATACTTATTAAAAAACTTAAACCAAAATATAATGTTGGACATGATAAGGATGCAAGGTATAGAAAAGTATGGGTTAATAAAAAATGGTCAAAGAAAAGAATAGAAGCATATAAAACATATAAATTAAAACACATTGATTCTGACTGTGAAAGAAAGCAGGGTCATTTTAGATTAATAAGGAGATAACATGAGTGATGAGTTATATTATAGTAAGAGTAAAGGTAAGTATATTAAGATAGCAGAGATGCCTGACTACCATGTTAGGAGAGCATTCATTAAGATGAATGCAGATATTGGTTATGCAAAAAAATTTGAACATAAATTAGAATTATTAAGGGATGATGTGTGTAGTGCTATTGATGGAATATTGGAGGAGATAAATGAGAAAAAAGATAAAGATTAAGAAAGCTATTTATGGTAAGAAGCAGTTTAATTTACCTGAAGAATTAGATTATTATAAAAGATATAAGATGATAAATATACCAAACGATTTGGTTGATGATATACATCAAGCAGTTGGTAGAGCAGAGGGTTTTATACCATGTAAGGATATAGCTGAAGAGTTAGATGCGTGGCAATTCCTAATAGATACAGGGATTGTTTGGAAATTACATGGATGGATGGGCAGACAAGCACACTTTTTAATTGAGAATAAAATATTAAAAGAAAGGGTTGTGCATTAGATTTTAATGTGCTATAAGAACATATGTCATTAAGATTTAAAAAAATAATAGTTAGGTTGCGTATGTGGTATGCTAAATTTAGAGGACATAAAGGGCATAGATGGGATTACGAACCATCTGAATGGTACATGGGTAGACATAACAAAAACAATAAGGAGAAATAAATGTTTGGAAAAGTTAAAGAAGAAGATATTAAAAGATATATAGTAATGTCAAAAGGTAAGTTTGGTGAAAATTTTTATCAAGACAGAGCATTTAAAACAGTTGAAGATGCTGATGCGTATGCAAAGTTAATGCAGAAACAAGAAGATAAAGATGGACATCAATACTTTTTGTTTGAGCAAAGTAAACACTATGGGAATGGTGAGGAGAAGAATGGGTGAAGATATTTATTTAACTTCTCTTAAAGAGAATGCATATAAAAAAGAAATTACTACTCTAAGAGAGGAGATAAAAAATTTAAAAGCTGATGTTAAATATGAACGAGAGTTAAGAGTAAAAGGTACAGCTTATCATCCAACTGATTATCATAGTAGATTAAGAGAGATGATTAGTAAAGTTAGAAAAGAAAAGAAACTAACTGACCTGTTTGATATAGTTGATGAAGCACAGAAGAGATTAAGAAATGAGTGATGATATAGAAGTTTGGAAACAACGAAATGAAATACTACACAAGAAAGTTGAGAGACTTATGGAAGAAGTAAGACAAGAACATAAACTAAGACAAGAAGCGGAGGGTGAGTTAGCTATTATTAAAGCTACAACTATTTTTAACTCTCCTGAAATGAGAGATATAAGAAAAGAATTAAATGAAGTTAAAGAAGATAATAAAAAACTTGCTCTTCAAGTTAATGACCTAGAAGATAGAGTAAGAGATAGTAATTTTTAATATGTTGACAAAGCGACAGTTAAAGTTATATAAATTTTTACAGAATTACTTTAGAGAAAATGAAGTGATGCCGACATTTACTGATATGATGCAACACATGAACGTCAAATCAAAGAGTGTCATATGGAATATGCTTGGGTATATAGAATGGAAAGGGTATATAAAAAGGATACCTAATTATGCACGAGCAATTCAAATTATTAAACACAACTAAAAGGAGAATAGATTGTCTAAACCATTGATTTTATTGAATAATATTTATTTTTTAAAGGCGTTGGCACGAGTGATAATGACCTCTATAATAGGAGGTACTGCCCTAAGTATTAGGGTTAGTATTTCTTTTATTAAATAATATTTTATTGGATAGAACTATGGCGACAAAATTCTTTATGAAAAAATCTTGGGTGAATGTAGATATGTGTATTGAAGACTATTACAATTCAGGTACTACTTTACAACAAGCATATGAAGAATTAAATTGGTCGCCTTATTCAAAAATCATTGGCAAAGAAGTAAAGTTTAAACGCAATACTGTGGAGGAGATTGATGAAGAAACATACAAAAATAAAATCAAGAAATCCAATAGCACAGATGCTAATGAAAAAACAGTTTCAATCAAGGATTGTAAAAAATAAAAAACCGAAACTGATAGAAAAGTATTTAGACAATAAAATTAAATATGATTCGTAACGGAAATACAACTCCCCTATGGAATGAGGGGCGAGGCGAAGGCAAGAAGATAACTCCACACATATTACTATGGAGGAGTGTTATTGTCCGAGCCATCATGGATGCCCTTGATGTAGATATTCATGCATGGGGTAAACATAGATTACAGATTGTTAAGAATGCTAATGCTTGGTTCAATCCAAAGGATGAAGCATTCTGTGAGGTCTGTGAGCATTCCGACTTTGACCCTTCCTTTATTACAAAAACTTTCCACAAATTAAAAATAGCAAATGCTAAAAAATTATTTGAGCATAAGAACTTAAATAAATTTCTAACGCATTATCTATGTAGCTTTCATTAAGGTATGGGTGATTTAAATAAGAACTCTAAATTTGATATTGATTTAAAGTATGGTCAAGTTAGAGAAAAAAGAGTTGATGACCTGCTTAAAGGTGGGGATGCTGAAGTTAAAACTGAACGAAGTTGGTGGAGAAAGTCAGGGAATATTGCTATTGAGTATGAGTTTAGAGGTAAGCCAAGTGGTATAGCAAAGACCGAAGCTAAGTGGTGGTTTCATATTCTTGAATTAAAGAATAAAGAATATTGTATGTTATTATTTAGAGTGACAAGATTAAAAAAGATAGTGGAAAAATATAAGAAGACACACACTAAAGAGATAGGAGATTACCGAGCATCTAAATGTGTAGTCATACCTCTTAAAGAAATCTTTAGTGAGGGTTGTTATAAATTGTTTGATTGATATGAAAGAAAAAATATATTTAATTTTATTTTATATCTTTTTATTTATTATTACTATGGTTCTATTAAGTTTTATAGGTAAGTAATATGGGTATGATGGATGGAGGAGATAACTTTAAAGACAAGTGTCATGCCTGTAATGGTACTGCTATGGGTGGTACAATGCTTAGAAGTATAGATGATAGAAATAAAAAGATATGTAGTAATTGCCACAATAAATTAAGTGATGAAGATAAAAATAAATTTGTGACAGCAAGACAATTAAAGCAAGGATTATTTATATGAAAAAAATAATAGGATTAATAATTGGATTAATATTATTAACTGGATGTAGTAATATAGCTATTGTATCTAGTGGGTCTAGTCTAGCTTTAAGTAATAATGCTTATGCTAAAGCATATAGTGGTATAGATTTTGCAACTGCTATAACTACAAAGAAAGATATTAAAACTCATGCTTATGAGTACATAGTTAAAGCAAGAGAAGTTAAGGAAGTAATTGTTAGAACTATTTACCATGACTTTGATATACCTGAAACTGATTTAATAACGACAGCATCTTCAGTAGAAAGAGGTACAATCTTTCAACTAGATGAAAGTATTAAGTTAGCCAGTACTAAACATGAAAGAATTACAATAACAATAGATGCCTTTAAGCTTTGTTATCTATCCTTTTTCTTAGCAACTGCGATTACTATACTGGTATTTGTTTTGTTATCCTTACTGATATATCTATCAGAGTGTATAAGAAAACCAATTAAAGTAGTAAAGAAAAGAAAATCTAAAAGAAGAAAAAGAAAATAATATATGAGTGAACGAGATTTAATTAGAGAATATAAAAATACTATATCAGATTTAACTAAAGAAAAAGATGATGCTATTAAATTAGTTTCTCAAAAAGATTCTAAAATAAAACAATTACTTATTCAAGTTGAACAAGCTACACAAGATGTACAAAATATGGGTAAAAAAATTGCAGAGTTAGAGTCTAAATTAAAAAAGAAACAAGAAATTAAAAGGGTGATAGATAAAAAGATTACAGAAATCCTTGAAAATACTGAAGAAAAGAAAGAAAAAAAAGATGCTTCAAGTGTTGACAAGGGGGGTGCGGATATGCTAAAAGAGTTTTATGAAAAGTAAATTAACAATAACAAAAAGGAAATACATATGGCAATAATTGAAGGCACAGCTTACTGGGCTTCTCTGACACGACCAAACGAAAAGTTTGAACCTATGTGGAGAATAGATTTAGCAGTTGATGATGCAATAGCACAAGATTTTAAATCACAAGGATTTAATATTGGTGAAACAAAAGCTGATGATAAAGTTGTAAAAAATATTATCAGATTTAAGCGTAAGGTTTCAAAAGCAAATGGTGATAAGAACCAACAACCACAATTAGTGGATGCTGAAAAGAAACCTATTGAAAAGATAATCGGTAATGGCAGTAAGGTAAAGGTAATGTATAAATCTTATGACTGGAATTTCAAAGGAAAGAAGGGCAAAGGTTTAGACTTACAGGCTGTACAGGTACTGGATTTAGTGGAATACACACCGAGAGAAGACTTTGATGTAGAAAAATCTTCTAATGGTGTTGACATCAAGGAAGATTTTTAGTATAACACTCTTGGTTATTTAGTCATACATATTGTGACTACATTTTCTACTCCTACTGGAGAGTCGGCTTGTAATAGGGTCGGCTCTCCTTTTTTTTTATGAATGAATTTAACAGGGCGACAATGGAAACAAAGAAAACTGGATTTATAAAATATCATTTACCTTGTCCATTATGTGAGAGTACTGATGCAGTCTCTCTTAATGGAGATGGTTCAGCTTATTGTTTTTCATGTCAACAATATATAAAGGAATACGATATGGAAACAACACAAACAAATGGTAATGGTAAGCACGAATATGAAGTAAAAGATTTTGTAAAGTCTTCTGACTTTGCAGAAATTGTAGATAGAAACTTAACTGAACCTACTTGTAGAAAGTATGGGGTTAGTGTTAAGATGGATAGTATGGGTAATATAACTAATCATTATTATCCTTATCACGATAAGCAGGGTGCAAAGATTGCAACTAAAACAAGATTTACAAAGCTTAAAGAGTTTAATATTCAAGGGAATACAAAGAACTCAGGATTATTTGGAGAACATTTATTCTCTAAAAATAAATTTGTAATAGTAACTGAAGGTGAGATAGATTGTTTATCAGCTTATCAAATGTTTAAGACTGATAGATATGAAACACCAGTCGTTAGTATTAAGAATGGAATAACTTCTGCTGTTAAAGATATTAAAGGAAGTTTAGAATGGTTAGAACAATTTGAAAATGTTATAATTAATTTTGACAATGACGAGCATGGTCGTGAAGGTGCATTAAAGGTAGCTGAATTATTTAGCCCTGGGAAATGTAAGATAATGTATCTTCCTGCTGATTTAAAAGATGCGTCTGATTGTTTAACTAAAAATAAATTACAACTTTATCAAAAAGCATTTTGGAATGCAAAGGTGTATGCTCCTGATGGTATTATAAATGCTAATGTTTTATTTGATGAGATAAGTAAACCAACACTACAAAGCTTTGTTCAATATCCTTTTGAAGGATTAAATAAAATTACATATGGATTAAGACCATCTGAACTGGTGACATTTACTTCAGGTAGTGGGTTGGGTAAGACTCAAGTAATGAGAGAATTGGTCCATCATTTAATAAAACAAACTAAAGATAATATAGGTTTGTTAATGTTAGAGGAGACCCCAGTTATAACATCTAAAGGTATAATGAGTATTGAAGCTAATCAAAGATTACATTTACCTGATGTTCATGTACCTAAAGAAGAATTAAGAACTTACTTTGATGCAACTGTAGGTACTGGTAGAGTATTTATGTTTGACCATTTTGGTTCTAACACTATTGATAATATAATTTCTAGAGTTAGATATTTAGCTAAAGGTTTAGACTGTAAGTATATTATTATAGACCACGTTAGTATTATAGTATCAGACCAAAGTCATGGAGATGAACGTAGAGCATTAGATGAAATCATGACTAGACTTAGAACTCTCGTACAAGAAACAGGTATAGCTATGATAGTGGTATCACATTTAAGAAGACCTGATGGTAAGGGACATGAAGAAGGTGCGGCTACATCTCTATCTCAGCTAAGAGGTTCGGCTTCTATAGGTCAGTTAAGTGACATGGTTATAGGGCTTGAGAGAGACGCACAGAATGATGACCCTGAAGTTAGGAGTACGACTAAGGTAAGGGTATTAAAGAATAGGTTTGCAGGTATAACAGGTCCTTGTTGTGATTTAAGATATGATATGGATACTGGTAGATTGTCTGAGGTAAAGACAGATGACTTTTGATAAAGTAGTATTTGATATTGAAACAACACTTACTGCTGATAAAATTTGGTGTATTATTTGTAAACATAATAATACTTACTACCAATTTAAAGAAGATAAGATACATAGGTTTGAAGAATTTTTAAAACAAACTAAAGAAGTTATTGGACATAACATTATTGGATTTGATATACCAGTATTGAATAAACATTTTGGATACAACATATTTAAAAATGTTAAGATAACTGATACCTTAGTTTTGTCTAGACTTCTTAATCCTATGTTAGAAGGTGGACACTCATTAAAAAATTGGGGAGAAAAACTTTATAAAAAGAAAATAGAGTTTGATAACTTTGATTATTTTAGTGAAGAGATGTTAAAGTATTGTAGAAATGATGTTGATTTAACTGAGAAGTTATATAAATTTCTTTCTAAAAAGATGACAGACTTTGGAGAGTCAATTGAATTAGAGCATAAGGTTGCAAAGATTATACAACGACAACATGAAAAAGGATTTATGATAGATGTTGTAGGTGCACATATGCTACAAGCTAAGTTTAAAGAAGACATGAATAGCTTACAACTAATTGTAAGAAAAACTTTTCCTCCTTTAAAAATTGAAACAGAATTTATTCCTAAGTCTAATAATAAAACAAGAGGGTATGTTAAGGGAGTACCATTTACAAAAGTAAAATTTAAAGAATTTAATTTAGGTTCACGTCAACAAATCGCTGAACGATTAGTTATGTTAGGATGGAAACCTAAAAAGAAAACAGATAAAGGACATATAATAGTTGATGAAAAAGTTTTATCAGAGATTAAAAATATTCCTGAAGCTGAACTTATAAAAAAGTTTCTCACCCTTCAGAAAAGAATTGCTCAAGTCAGTTCTTGGATTGAAGCCACTAGAGAAGACGGAAGAGTACATGGCAAAGTAATTACTAATGGTACAGTTACAGGAAGAATGAGCCATCAGTCGCCCAATATGGCACAGGTTCCTGCTGTGTACTCACCCTATGGAAAAGAATGTAGAGAATTATGGATAACAAATAAAGGTTATAAATTAGTAGGTGTTGATGCTTCAGGACTTGAGTTGAGGATGTTAGCACACTACATGAACGATAAGGAATATACAAATGAAATCATTAATGGAGATATACACACAGCAAATAAAAATTCTGCTGGTTTGGGGTCAAGAGATGAGGCGAAGACTTTTATTTACGCATTCATCTATGGAGCAGGGGATAAAAAAATCGGAAGTATCCTCGGAAGGTCTGAAGCAGATGGAAGAAGAGTTAAAGAAAAATTTCTTAGACATACACCAAGTCTTAGAAGCTTACGAGAAAAAGTGGATGGAGTGGCTAAAAAAAGATGGCTCAGAGGACTTGACCAAAGAAAAATCCTCATAAGACACCCCCATGCGGCTTTAAATACCCTATTACAGGGTGCTGGTGCGTGTGTTATGAAGTATGCGTTGACATTACTAGAAGAATATGTTATAAAGAAACGAATCAAAGCTTATCCTGTAGTAAATGTACATGATGAGTTTCAATATGAAGTTGAAGAAAGTAAAACAAAAGAGTTCGGAGAGTTGGCAGTACAGTCAATCATCCAAGCTGGAAAGGATTTAAAAATAAGGTGTCCATTAGATGGCGAATATAAAATCGGAAACAACTGGGCAGAAACGCATTGATACAATAGCTACTGATATTAAAAATTTAGTAGCTGGAATATCTAATGGGAAACCTGCTAAGGTTACAGAAGAAAACATGGAGAGATTCCTTACTAATATTAAGGAAGCTTTTAATGCATGGAATAATCCTGTCAGAGAAAAGGATGGGAAGTTAAGAATGTCAGTACTAGGTAAACCACCTAGACAATTATGGTATGATAGATTTAGTCCAAAGAAAACTAAAGACTATGATGCTAGTTTAAATATTAAATTTTTATATGGACATATCCTAGAACATTTATTATTATATCTAGCAGAATTAACTGGACATAAAATAGGAGACCAACAAAAGAAAGTAGAGATAGATAATATTAAAGGACATATAGATGCGACAGTAGATGGTGAAGTGTGTGATGTTAAGTCAGCATCATCATTTAGTTTTAAGAAATTTAAAACAGGTGAGTTAGTTAATGATGACCCATTTGGTTATCATGCCCAGCTATCAGGATATGAAACAGGTATGGGTACAAAGGCAGGTGGCTTCTTGGTTATGGATAAATCAAGTGGTGATGTTTGTTTCTATAAACCTGATGAGTTAGCTAAACCTAATGTTACAACTTTAATTAAAACTTTACAAGATACATTAAAAAGAAATTCACCACCTGATAGATGTTATCAGTTATCTGAAACTAAAGGTGGAAATAAATCTTTACCTATTGGTTGTCAGTTTTGTGCACATAAATGGGAATGTTATAAAGATGCTAATGGTGGTAAAGGATTAAGAGTATTTAAATATTCTAATAAGTTTGTTTATTTAGCTGAAGTAAATAGACAACCTAATGTTGAAGAGATAACTAAAAATTTTTCAGAAGAATTAAAAACATATGGTAAAAGAAAAGCTTCATAAAAAAGATTATGAATCTATATATGATTGTATAGTATCAGACCAAGTATCACCTGATAGAATAAATAATTATTTCCAAGATAAAAAATTTTATAAGTATTGGAAAAATAGAAGACAAGAAGATATGGAAATTAATTTATGGGCAAGACTTGGACATTGGAATGCAGGAAAATAAAGAATTATACAAACCATTACCTGATGATGAATGTATTAAACTTACAATCGCTAAGAGTAAGATACAAGGCTTAGGATTATTTACAAAATTGTTTGCACCAAAGGGTGTTAATTTTGGTGTGAGTCATTATAAAATTAAAGATGAAATTATTCGTACACCTTTAGGAGGATTTATAAATCACTCGGATAATCCTAATTGTGAGAAAGTTAAATCATTCGATACAAATTATAGTAAATATAATTTAGTTGCTATACGAGATATAAAAGCATGGGAAGAATTAACTGTTAAATATACTTTTTATAATTTAAAATGAATACAAAACAAATGAGTAAGATAAGGAATAAAGCTAAACATATTATGGTTGAATGGCTTAAGGGATTATTAAATCCTGATGAACAAAAGAAAGTAAATGTAAAGAATGTGTTTAAATTATTACCTAATCAAACTCATTATTGGCAAGGTACAACATTACGTTTACAACCTTGGTCTTATAAATGGATAGTTAAAAAATTAAAAAAGAATCCTCATTGGACTATAGATGATTTGAATGAAAGTTTAGAACCAAGTGAGAAAGATAAACGTAGACAAAAATATATGGAGAAAGGACCAATGGTTCTGTAATGACAGATAAAAATATGTTTAAAGGAATGACATATGAATCGTTGAATAAGCAGGTAGATGGAAATCACTATAGTAATATGAAGATTCAACCAGCAGAATTTATTAATGAAAATAACTTACTCTTTGCTGAGGGTAATGCTATTAAATATATATGTAGACATCAGAAAAAGGGTAAGAGAAAGGATATAGAAAAAGCCATACACTATTTAGAAATGATATTGGAAAGGGATTATGAATAGCGAAGCACAAATAAGACAGTTAGAAAAAAGAGCAAGAGGTTTTCGTATACTAATTGCAGCATTAAATGACTTATCTATGTATGGAATTAATCCTGCTATAGATAAGATGTTGTTTGTTAGAATTGGTGAACTTAAAGAACACTTAAAGAAAAAGATAACAAGGAATAATGAAAAGTTAAATGAACATTATACTACAAGTGTTGATAGTTTAACTGATGATGACGGACAATCAGGAGTGTTGGGAGTTGAGAAAGAATATTTTAAAACTTCTTCAGATGCTGAAGATTTAAGTTACGAAAATGACATCCGAAAAGATATTTGATTTAAAAGGTAATCCTATTAAAGGTAAGTCTGATGTATATCACATGAGATTATGTTTAGTTGGGATGGATGATATAGATATACAAAATGTACAAACATTTGGTATAGCTGATGATGGATTCTTTATGGTTAAAACTTTAGATAATCCAAGACTACCTGTCTTTATGACTAATCCTATTAGAGTTAGAAGTGTAGAGATATATAAAGCTGGTACAAAACCCCTAACAAAGTTGAGAAAAAACAGAGATGATGATGAATTCTTTGTTGATTTATTAAGGAAAGCTAGTGCAACCCAACCGAAAATTAAATAAAAAGAAACGAGTCAAGCGAAAAGAAGCTGACTTAATGGGCTTTAAATTAATTATTAATAATCAAGGTCAGTTTATTACTGAACTTAAATCATATCCTATGGAAAAAATTCCTTTACATTTTAAAAAAGAAAATGCAGGAGTTATTCTTGCTATGTTAAGGGAGTGTAAAACTAATTTTACAGACTTGCATGACGAGTTAGAGAAAGTTGCAAGAACTGTCTTTCATTCTTAAGTAGGTGTTTCTATTTTAGAAGGCTCGGCTTGTTCAAAAACTTTATCAGCAGGTAAACAATTATAAAGCATTCTTATTCGTTGGTTTTTAAATTCTTGTACCCCTATAGACTTCATAAAATTTTCAGCGACTTCAGCAATATGATAATAACCTTTGTACATACATTGTTCTTCTGTTTCAAAAGTCCAATCGTTATGTGATAATGGTGGCATACATCCCATCATTCCACATACTGTTATTACCAAAGCTATTTTCATTTTCTTTTTCTTCTTTTCTTTCTCTTATACCAGCGTCTTTTTTTAAGAAAGTAAGCATAAATTTTATTCGTCAGTATCTTCCTTCGGTCTAACTTTTCCAAAAATTATTTTATAATTCATTTTAATATTTTGTTCCATGTCAGTACTTAAAGGTTTACCTGATACACCTATAGAGTGTCTGGTATTTTCACACCCTGATATTAAAAGGAATAAAATACTAAAAAGGAATAGAGTTATATAGCGGACCCACGCATCAATTGTTTTCATTTTTCTTCTTGCGTTTCTTTTTCTTCTTAACATCTTTAAAGTCCGATACTTCATTTTGAATAGTCGCCACCTTTTCCTTAATCAAAACCATATCTTTTGATATGCTATAAGTTTCCTTTAAATTCCAACCACCTAATGCTAATAGTATAGCAATCAGGATTGTTATAAGTTTATCATTAACCATGAATTAATTATCTTTTTTTCTTTTTATTTTTTTTGTTTTTCTTTTTGCCTTTTTTCTTTTTCTTTTTTGCCATTGTTTCTCCTTCCTATTGACAGCTTAAGCATTCGTTTGAATCATCAACGACTACTTCTTTTTCTTTTTTACATTTACAATTTTCACAGGGACATACTCCATATAAATCAGAGTGTCCTTTAACATTACAATGACAATTGCAATTACAATCTTTACAGTTATCCATATTATTTTTTTATAATTTTTAAAATTTTTTTCTGACCCATATAAATTTCAGTCTTAGCTTCAGTTTTAATACAACTGAATACTACTGAATCAGGATTTACTTCTCTCATAGCAACCCTCTTACTTTTTAAACATTCGCTTAAAGATTTTTTATATGTGTGCTCTATTACTTGACCATTAAGTGAAAGTAGTAAAGCGAAAACAGTCTCAATCATTAGTAGTTATAACTCCCTGTAGGTTTATCATCTTTTTGTAAAGCTTTAAATAAATCTTCATGTTGCTGCATAATTTCTTTATCTTTATCCATCATATCATCCATTTGGTCTTGTAGTTTTTCAACATATCTTTCTAACTTATTTACTTTATCATTATTTACTGCTTGATTTGTAGATAAATCAAAAGTTCTAGTGAGTGTCCACCCACCTAAAGCTATCAATACACCTACTAATAAAGTTATTATTTTATCTGTCATTAATGATTTCCATTAGCAAATTGTCTTTGCTTATCTTTTAATTTTTCTACATCAGACTGAAGTTTATTAACTGATTTTTCTAATGCTTGAATATTAATTTTATTATGCATCATGTCATCAACTCTTCCAATTAATTTTTCTTGAGAAGAAGCAATCATTTCCAACAACATGAATTGCTCTTGGTCTATGGGTTTTTGAGTACTTGCTTCAAGTAAATCTTGTTGCATTAATTGTTTAGAAGTTTCAAGAGATGTGAGTCGGCTAGTAATATCAGCCCATGCCCACACACCTGCCGCTACTGCAGCTAAAATACCAATCATATTTTTAATTGGCATAGAAAGTGATGTGTCTTGTGATAGTTTCATTTAGATAAGTCTTTGAATAACCATTCCAAATACTTGTTCCATAGTTTTTTCAACCACTTCATAAGTACTCCTCATTTTATTTTTTTCTATTTTTTAATAAACTTGTAACGGATATTCCATAGTTTCCACCGACTACTATAAACACTAAGTAAAGGTAGACTTCAGGAATTTCTTTTAATCTGTTAAAATAAAATTCAGTTCTATTTAATATTAGTTCATCACCGAAGTAAGAACCATAAGCTAGTATGCCTAATGGTGCTAGTATAAATGCACCTAATATTAAATCTAAGAATAAAGAACCATTTCGTTTAGCTCTTTCATTTCCAGTAGCCATCTCTTGCATAGCTATTGCGTGTGCTCTGTCAGACTTTTCTTTTCTTCTTGTCATAAAAGTACCGACAGCTTTTGAACCAAGTTTAAATAATATATTGTATGGTATCATAATAATTTTTCATGGCGGCAGAGCAACTCACAGGTTGTTACCGCCATCACAGTAAAGACTAATTACTTAATCTTTATTGTCTTAGGTTTTTTCTCTTCAGGTAAGTCTTGATAGAGTTTGATTTTAAGCATTCCATCTTTAAAATCAGCATCTTCTACCTTCATATACTCCGAGAGAGTAAACTTCCTTAACACACTTCTAGAAGCAATCCCTTGATGAATCAAGTTATCACTATCCTTTTGTTCTTTCTTAGCTACAACTGTAAGTATGCCATCTTGCAACTCACACTTGATGTCAGACTTAGAGAACCCAGCTAATGCCATCTCTACCTGATACTTACCATCCTTTATCTTTCTGATATTATATGGTGGAAAGTTTGAAGTGTTTATCTTAGAGACCTCATTCAATGAATCAAACATTCTATCAAAACCGATAGAGAAGTTTTTAAATGGGTCAAAATTTATTAAATCGTAATGTGTCATATTAATCCTTTCGTTAAGCGATTTAAATTGAGTAACCTCACAATGAGCATTACTTCATTCCTATATTATAGTAGGAATTTCTTTACTTGTCAACAAACAAACCAGACATTAATGTGCTTAATTCTTTAGCTCTTTTAGGGGTCTGATTAGCCCATTCACTATCAAGCATTTCCTTTGATGCAAGGTTATAGTTACCATCATTTATATGTTTTAAAGTTTTTTTAAAATTAGATAAATTAGTTCCACCCATTTGATATGCCATTTCTACTAAAATATTATAAGCTTTAGGATTGACTTTACTTTTATTAACTAATTTATCTACAGCTTTGGATGCTATCTCAACATCTTGTTGAAAAAATTTCTCAATTTCTTCATCACTATATACATCTTTAGTTTTTTTATCTAATACATGACCATGACCAACAGTCCAAAAATCTTCTTTAACTTTTGTGCCATCTGCTTTTGTATATTCTAATTGATATGGTATATTCTTTTTACCTTCATGTTTTTTAATTCTCTCTTTAGTTTCTTCATCAACTATAATTGTAGCTTTTTCTTCTACATGAGGTAATGTATTATCATTTTTAATAGATTCTTTTGCAGCTAATATGACTGCATCTCCTTGATTAAATTTTTTTCTAAGAACTAAACCACCTAATTCAAAAGGCATAAGTTCCCCACCTATTGTACCTGAACCTTTTAATTTCAGAGGTTTTGGAATCTGAAATAAATCCCATAATCTTCTTCTCCAATTAGGAAGTGGTAATAATCTTTCATTAATAATTCTTATAGCTCTGTCGGTATTTCCATCCCATGCTTGTTTAATAGCTTGTCCAGGTGCTGATATAATTTGAAAAAAGGGAGCAAATAAGTACCATGGTTCTCTCGCACCTGGTCCAATAAATCTATTAGCAACTAATTCTGGTAAGAAACCAAACATACCTGAAAGTCTTGCACCCTCTGCCCACCATCTATTATTATTTGCATCATAATCAGTTACTACTTCACCATGTTTTGCTAATTCTCTTAATGATTGAATTCCACTATAAACTGGTAATACTGCTAAAGTTTTAACTAAAGTTTTTGCACTTCCATTTTCTATTCTTTGTAATATTTTATTTGTTTGTGCAGACTTTGCTTGTGCCCATGATAAAAACTGACCCATTAATCTAACCCATTGATTATTACTTTGAGTAAATAATAATCTATTAGATACTTGAGGAATCAATGCGTCTCTATTAGAAGTTATTACACCTGCTTGTTCTATAACTTTTTTATTAGCATTATTTAAAATAGCATCATCAAAATTTTTAGCTGCACCTATTTGTAAAGCTTGTCTATTATTTATTCCATAATTATTTTCTAAAAAATATTTAATTCGTTTTGCTCTACCACTATTATCTAATCCTTTTTTTGTTAATTGATTTAAAGTTTTGGATAAATAAAAAGCATCAGCATTTCCAACATTATAAGCAAATCTTCTAGCATAACCAGTCAACCATTCTAATCCTAAAAATTTAAACATTATATTATTAATTTTTTGATTTGGTGTTTGACCCATAAAACTATTACCCATTACTACGTTTTTACTTTCCATTCCAGCAGATTTAATTAGACCTTGTTGAATTTCATTACTAATATCATAGTTTAAATTTCTAGCTAAACCTGATTCTTTTTTTCCTCGTAAAGCAGTCTTTCTCCAACCTTGAACAATTGCTCTAAAGCTACTAGAATTTTGAAAAGGTTGAACTAAATCACCCAAAGATGTTATAGTAACTCTACCTAACATATTAGCATTACCTAATGTAGCAATAATACCTGCTGCTGATTTTGATGCACCTGTCATAGCTACACCATGTCTATCAAAATATGCATCAATAGTATTAGCTACTAATTTCATTTCTTGATTTGCTGCACTTAAAGCTTTATCAGTTTCTAATCCTGATTTTAAATATTTATCTCGTATTTGTTTAAAGAAAGGTTGTAGTAATTCTCCATGAGTTCCAAACTGTCTAGCAAACGCAATAGATTTTACTGAATCATTTGCAATTCTACTTAATATAAATCTAGCATCATTTACTAAGTATCCTTTTTTTTCTAATACTTCTTCTACTAATTTATATGGACCTTTTAAAGCTCTTTCTTTAGTAATATGTTCACTAACTGGAGTGATAATAAATTTATTACCTTCTTTTGAAACACCTGATGTAGATTTTGCAAACATTTCTTTTAATACTAAAGCATTAAATACACTATCACCAGAAGTTTTATGTCCATTATAATAATTTAAAGCAGCTTTTTCTGGATTTTTATGTCCTAAACTTTTATAAATACCTTCAACAGTTTTTAAGAAAGCTTTTTCATCTCTTTTAATTAAATCAAAATTTAAAACTCTAGGAAAATAATTATCTATTTCTTTTTTAGAAAAGAATCCTGCTGAATTATATAAATCTTTAAACTCATCTAGATAAGTTTTAATATTTTTTGATAATTCCTCTACTCTTTTAGGAGTTTCTTTTGTTATTTGTTTTCCTCTAAGAAGTGAAATAGCTTCAGCTTGTTCAGCAGCAGTATAACCTTTAGTAAGATTATCAGCTTTTCTAAAGAAGTATCTTTGCATTTGTTCAGCAACAGCGATTGCAGATTTTTCTTGAACAGGTGAATCAATTTCTCTTAATAAAAGTTTACTTATTTTTTCTGTAGCTCCACCATAAGAATTTAATTTAGAAGAACTTGTTGCTGACATTAAATCTCTAACTTTTTGTAAAGCTAATTGAGTTAGTTCTCTATCAATAACTCCTAATATTTTTCCTTTTTCTAATTGAGTTCCAAACTTAGAACTTCTTGCTATCATCTTTTGCATTTGACCTGCAACAGCACCAGCAGTAGCCCAATACATTAAATCAGTTTCTTCATCACCAAATAAAATTCCACCAACAGTACCCATTCCAGCACCAACTAATGGTCTTATTGTAGCAGATAATAAACCTCTAGCTGCCCAATCAATTCTTGTTTCATTTTTTCTTAATTGTTCTAAAATTTTTGTATTTCTATTTGCAACTAACTCAGACCATTTATCTAATTTTTTAGCTTGTTTATCTATTAATATTTTTTTAGCAGCTTCACTTGCTTTTTTTGCATCTATAATTTGATTTCTAATATTAACAATTTGTTTACTAAGAGGTTCCTGTTTTAACATACCAGATAATTTTCCTGGTACTGGTTTCTTTTTTCCTTTTAATTTTCTAATGTTAATTAATAAATTTCTTTTTTCTAATAATGTCTTTTCAAGAGCTTTAAACTTTCTAGTTTCTGCTGCCATTGGAGCAACAAAATTTCTAGTCCATTTTATTAATTCATTATTTGCAGTTTTTACTTCTGCACTTGTAGAAACAGCTTGAATTTTTTTTAATTGAGAAGTGGAAAGATTATTATTTCTTGCAAGTTTTTTATCTATAAATTCAGCAACTAATTTAACTTCCGATTCAATCATTTTCGGAGCATATTTTTTAATTATTTTTGAACCAATAGGAATAACTGCTCCAATTGCTGCTGCAGTTGCTCCACTTACTTTAACTTTATTCCAATCTACTTCACCAGTTTTTGCTAAGTCATCTAATATAACATCACCTGATATTAACAAACCATTTAAAGTTGCTGAGCTAATTGGATTTGCCATAGCTCTGACACTAATTGGATTTAAATATCCAGCTAAATAATATGGGTCTAATAACATGGAAGCGATAGAACCAACTGTAGTTAAACCACCCTCATCTTCACGACCTTTAAATTTCCAATGTTCTTTATATAAATCTTCTATTCTTTTATTTTCATTTTCTAAAATATAATCTTTAAAAGTTTTATCATCATCAAATACATCTTGAACATAAGCTTTTCCAATTCTAAACAGATTACCAAAAGCCATAGTTTCTTTATCCCAACCATATTCTAATCTATCCCAATTTGTAGGTTCAGTATATGCTTCACCAGTTATAGCATTTTCGCCACCAACTAATTTGGATTTGTCTATTATAGAGTCTGTTGTGAAAGTTATTTGGGTAGGTTCTTCAACTTTTTCGCCACCAATTAATTTTGATTTATCAATTAATGTTTCTGAAATTACTTCTGTTTCTTTTTCTTTATTTTTTTCTTCTTCTTGAGATTCAAGAATTTGTTCGTTGATGACTTCCCCACCAACTAATTTGGATTTGTCTATGATTGTTGAGATTTGTTCTGCCATAAGTCATAGCTCACTATCTAATTTTTCTTTTTGGAATCTTTGGTTTTACATTAGACTCTACTATAGCTTTGTTCATATCTTGTAATTTTTGCCATTCAGGATTAATAACTTTTCTTCTATTTTTTCCTCTGGTAATATATTTTCCATTCTCATCTTTTAAATATTTTTCTGGAACTCCAGCAATAGGTGCTTTCTTCATATCATTTTCAAATTTTAATGCTTCAGAAATTGATTTTTGTAAATCCGCATCATCTATTGATTTTAAATATTCTAGATTATCTTTAATTTTAAAAGCTTCACCATCTACTATTACTGCTGCACTACCATCTTTAGTTGTACTAATTTTAAATTTTGTTTCAGATGCAGCTACCTTACCATCTGAAGTTGTTTCAACATTAGTTGTTTCTCCCTCAGTAGTTTTTGCTGTTTCATCTTTTTTCTTAGGACCATCATCAAATGCTTTTTTAATCTTTTCATCATTGTTGTATAAATAATTTTTAAATTTAACAACTGTATTTGCATCACCATGATATAAATTTTTATATATTCTAGCACCAATGTCTTGTAATTCAACATCATCAATATCTTTATTAGCTAATAATGCTTCAGCTTTAATAAAATCTGACATATGATTAGCAACACTTTTCATTTGTTTGGCATCTGATAAATCAACTGCAACTTCACCCATCATCAAAATATTATCTTGATTTGCAATTGATATAGGAACAAATGTAGTTAATCTTAAATTCTTTAAAGGATTTCCTGCTCCTCTATTAATATTACTTCCTCTATCTTTTAATAGAGAACTCATTTCTTTATAAACATTATCCGCATTAAAGTGTTTACCAATATTTCCCTTATTGGAATCAACTTCATTATAATGTTTCAGCATAGTATCCTTACTATTTTTAATGTCAGTAAACATGGTTTCCATAGCTAAAAGATTTTCTATAGCAGGTCCATTCATACCTTCAATTTTACTATCTGTTTTATTATATTTATAACTTAATTCATCTCCACCACCTAATCCAGCAGTTAAAGATAAAAATTTAAATGTGTTATTATTATTTTTACTTATATCAAATGTAATAGAATCTCGTTTACTAGACCATTCAGTTTGAAATTCTTTTGGAGGTGTTTCATAATATGTTTTTTTACTTAATGTTATAGATGAACCATCTGTTTTATTCTTATTTTCTGCATCATCAATTTTAGTAACAATCTCAGAAGCTTTAACATCTGCATTAATTGCTTCTTCTAAATCTTTTGTTGGAGTTTGATTAGTTGATTTACCTAAAATTTTATTAATTAAGAAGCTATCATCCTTAGCATTTTTTAGTTCATTTGAATAATTTTTTAAAATAATATCTTCTTCTTTACTTTGTAATGCTGCTAATTTATCAGGGTCTTTTGTTTGTATTACATAGTTATTACCAGAAGAACCAAAATTTTTAATCATTTTCTTTCTTTCAGTTTCTTCTAAATCTGCAAAACCATCAACAGTTGCTAATAAATATCTTGTTGCATATAAATCTTGGTCATAAGTTTTTCCTGAAGCTTTATTAGCTTCATTGAAAGATGCAGCTTCAGCATTTAAAGAATTAATTTTATCTAATTTATTTTTTTGTTTATAATAAGATTTAATTTCCATATCATATTTTTTATCTTTTCTTTTAATAAGAGAATCTCTTTTAGCTTTTAATTCATCAGCACGAATTAATAAATTTTCTTTAGTTACTTCTCTATCTCTTTCAATAGCACCTGTGGCAAAACTGCCTATATCCCAAAGATTAAATCCCATTATTCTCTCTCCTTAATTTCTGCAACTTTAGCAGGTAATTCTGATTCAACTTTTGCTAAAAGACTTTCACCTAAACTTTCTTTTTTAGGTTGAGGTTTTTCTTCAACTACTTCATCTTCATCCATATTAACAGGTTCAACATCATCTCCATGAATTTCAGCTTCAGGGTCTGTATCTTCACCTTCATATAAAATATAATCATTAATATCTGCATAATCAGCTATAGCAATTAATAAATATAAAGTTGGTTCAATTAATAATAACATTAAATCAGGATTAAATAATCCTTCAGTATAACCTTTATATAAAACAACTTGAGCTATTTCATCTAAAGGAGTGCCATCATTAATTATATTTATTAATTTCTCAAGATTATCTGGAGAAGTTAATTCCATATATACAGCTTCCATAGCTTTATCTTGCTCTGTATATCTTCCTGGTTGTTCCCAAGGTTGTTGAGTAGCTGGAGATGCAGTCAAGGATTCTCCAGGCACAGGTGCGTTAAAAGGATTAACTCCTACTTTATCAAATTGATTTTCTTTTACTCTTTCAGCCATTATTTTTTCTTCTTAGATTTTTTAATTGGGGTTGCTATCATAATTGTAACACACCCACCTTTTTCATATTTAGTACGACTACTATACCTTTGAGTCCAATCTTTTGCAACTTTGGGTTCATTAGCCCATAAAAATTTACGTTGTTTCTCAGACTTAAAAGGCATTATTATCTACCAAATCCGTAAGAACCTTTAGGTTTTCTTGTAGCTTTAGCTACTTTTCTTCGACCAGCCGCAGACATCTTTTTACCAGATTGTCTACCTCTTGTCATTCCTAATTGTTCGTCTTTTCTTGCGTTGTATCCTTGTTTTTTTACCATTGTTTTTCCTTTATTATTAATTGTTATTAGTGACTTCCTACAATATTCATATTTTTGTAGAAATTCATAATTCTTTCTCTTTGATTATCATCAAATGCACCTTGTAATAAACTACCACCCCATGCACCTTCTATATTAGTACCACCATAGCCACCAGTAGTTGTCTGAGTCATATCTGCAGTTGATGCATACATAACATCAGGTAATTTATATGCACTATCTTGACTTAATAAACTTTTTGCCAAAGTTCCTGCAGCATATTTTGCATTTTTTTTAAGATTACTTGCTTTCTTAATTGAAGATTTACCTATAGAATTATTATAAGTATCTCCACCAGTAAATTGATATGTACCAGATTCAGTTGGATGCCCACTAGCTACATATTTATAATCTTTATTTTTACTTAAATCCATACTATAAGAAGTTGGTTCTGTAGAAAAATCTGTTGCAAAATTTCTACCTACACCTTGACTATTCATTGTTGCATCTAAAGGTGCTTCATAATTTACAAATGACCCCATAGCTTTTTGATGAGCAACATGGTCATTAAAAACTCTTTTTGCAGTTCCATCTAACATATTAATTTGGTCTTTTAATCCATTATTAATTGTTTCAGTTACTAAATCATTAGCACTTATTTGTGCAGAAGTTTGTCCTTTAGTAAACCATCCAGCAGTTTCAGTTCCCAATGTTTGTCCACCTAATTGAGATGCATCTAATGTTCCTGCTATAATTCTTTTTTGTGCTTCTTCTGCTGACATAGTAAGAACTTCTCCCATATCACCATAGACTTGTACAGTTCCTGTTTTAGCTGCTCTAAATTTAGGTGTAAATTTTTTAACTGTATTTCTTGCAGAGTTAAATAAATTTTTTGCACCTTGAGAAATTCTGCTCCAAATATTTCCTTGTCCTTTAAAGTTACCAGCAAATTTTTGAAAACCTTTTCCAATAGATTTAGTAATTGTACTCCAAGTTTTTCCAATAGCACCAGTTGCAGATTGATAACCTGTTCTAATAGCATTACCTACATTACCAATACTTCTTAAAAATGTATTAGATGAATTCATTAATCCTGTAGTTCCAGTACTTAATCCTGACATAGCATAAGGCATAGCAACAGATAAAGCAATCATACCTATAGGTCCTAATTTTTTATTTAATTTAGCAACACCTTTCATAACTGATTTTCCTACTTTAGCAATACCTCTTGCAATACCTTTAGTTATTTTACTAAGAGGTTTTTTAACTACTTTTTTTGCTTTTTTAAATACTTTTGCTACACTTCCCATATTATTCCTTTAAAAATTTCCTTTTTCCATTTGATGCTTTTATTCTATTTATTCTTTTTACTTTTTGTCCTTCTTTATCTAATCTTAACCAATTAAAATATTCATCATCAGTTAAAATTTTTGAAAAATAACTTGCAGTCCAGTTATAAATTTCTGTTAATTTATTATAACCAGTATTAATTGTATCTATATGCCAACAATTTTTTCCAGTATTCCAATCAAACTTTTCTAATTGTCCTGTTGTTTTAAATCTTTCTTGTACTTCATTATTTAAAAATGCCCAGTTTGTAAAACCATAAGCAACACCAGTATTTTCATATCTAAAAACTTTATATTGATTTAAAGCTATAGAAGGTAAAATATGTTGAACAATATTATCTGTAGATAATTTTTTAAAAATATCTTGTTCTTTATATAAACGAATTGTATCTTTTATGTCTGTACTTTTATTCATCTTAACCTGACTTTGCGTCTTTACCTCTCCAAATATCTAAAGCAAATCCACCTAAAGTTTTTAAAATATCTGCTTTACCTGCATCAGATGCAGCTTCATTTCCTAAAGCAGCGATTGTAAGATTAGCTTGTCTTTCTTCATAATTTTGTGCAGCTTCATATTCCCATTTAGCAGCATCTCTCATTTCTTGCCATAAGAAAGATAAACCTTGATTACTCATATTAAATGAGTTCATAGCATTAGCTTGATTCACAGCATTTTGTCCTGCAGTATTTGCAGTATTTAATTGTCGTCTCCATTGAACATTTGCTTGTTCAATTAAGTTTGAATTTTGTGTATTAAATTTATTTCTTTCATTATCTAATGATGCATTAAATTGAGATATTTGTGTATTCAAAGTATTCTCTAATCTGTTAGCTTCTAAAGTATTATTCTGATTTAAAGCTGCAACTCTATCTGCTTCAGTTATATTAAACTGATTCATAGCATCATTTCTTGCAGCATTCTGTGTATTAATTGTAGCTGCTAAATTATTTACAAATTGATTCATTTGATTAGTACTTGATGCATTAAATTGTGCTGCAGCATTTGTAGCACCTTGGTCAGATAACATAGCTTGTTGTCTATTCTGAGTATTAATAACTTCTAATTGTTGAGCATTACTAAGATTAGCCATATCCATTTGTAAGAATGCTTGAGCATTAACTACAGCTTTTTGTTGAGCATTAGATAAATTTTGCATATCCATAGTAGCCATTTGTACAGCATTTTGCATAGTAGCTTGTTGAGTATTAGTTAAATTAGCTACTTCAAATGTTCTAAATAAATTTGAATTTGATATTGCAGTTTGTTGTGCATTATTTAAATTCAATACATCCATACCTGCAGTAGTTTGAGCATTAGCTAAAGCAGTTTGTTGATTTGCACTTAAGTTAGCTAAAGCCATTTGCTGAGTTAATTGACCTTGAGTTAAACCAGCTTGTTGTATGTTAGCTAAGTTTGCTAATTTTGTTTGTTGTTGTTGAGCAGCACCAGCTAATATAGCTTGTTGCTCATTCATAGTATTAAGCTTAACAACTTCTTGAGCAAATTGCCCAGTCATCATTTTAGCTTTCATATCATTTTCAGCATTAGTTAGTTGTTGCTGAAACTGTTGTTGCTTAGTTAATACTTCAGCTTGTTGCTGATTATTTAATTGTTGTGCAGCTCTTTGTTGTAAGGCAGTTGCATTTGATTGTGCAATTGGTAATGCTGATTGTATAATTGCATTAACTAAAGCATCTCTACCTATTGTAGATTTACTTAAACCTCTTTGAGCTAAATTCTTTTCTACATTATCTACAGCACCTCTTGCCCATGTAGGTATTGTACCTGTATCAATTCCATTTAATAAAGTTTCTATTTGTGCAGAAACTAAAGTGTCTGCTGGTAATGCTGCAATCTGTGCTTGTACTGCAGTTGGTTGATTCATTACTGTTGCAGTTACTGTTGCAGGATTATTTGCTACTGCCTGAGTTATTGCTCCAGGTAAAGTTGCAGTTTGTCCAGCTACTGTTGCTGCAGTTCCACTTATAATTGAAGCTAAAGCACCAGAAGATAATTGTCCTTGTTGTGCTGCAGCTACTGCAGAACTTGTTGGATTTGCTGAAGCTCCAGTTGCAGTACCAGATAAAGTTCCAGTTACTGTTCCAATTTGAGATTGAGTTCCAACTGTCCCAGCTTGAGCAGTTCCAGTTTGAGCAGTTCCTGTAGCACCAGTCATTGTTGATGTTGTTGGAGCTGTAGGAGTTGCTGCTTGAGCTGCTGTTAAAGCAGTTGGTGTAGCAATTGTTTGTCCAGTTATTGTAGTTGTACCAACAGCAGTTGGAGCTGCTTGTGTAGCACCAGTTAATAATTCATCTGATTGAACAGCTTGTTGAGTATAAGATTGTTTTGCAGCATCAGCTAATTCAGGAGCTTTAATTTGAGATGTTGCATACTTATCTAAGTATTCTTGTCTTGTTCCTAATTTTTGCTGTTGAGGTTGAGAAGCTGTAGGAATATTTTCAAACTTCCTAGCTTCATCACCGACTGCATATTTTTTTCTTTTAACTCTTTTTACTTTTGTCAACATAATTAACCTAACATACTAAACATATGAATTATATTTGCTATAACTCCTGCAAATACTACCCATAAAATTCTTTGAATTTGTGTAATCTTATAATCTAAATGTTTCAAGTGATTTGTTTTAATATTTCTAATATCAAACTTAATAAGTTTTATCTCAGTAATAAGTTTCTGAATCTGTGTACTATTTTTTTGAGATTGTGTTGTCATTATTTACCTTGTCCACGATATTTTTTAAAACTTCTTTTTTTCGCTTTGTTCATTGAAGATGTTATAGGTCTTCTCCCAATACTTGTTCCTTTGTATGTAGGGACATGGGCGACCTTGTTGAAGAAACTTTTAATTTTTGCCATCTTAACATAAATTATCTTGCTGTTCCTGCTTTAGAATTACTAGATACAATTGGAAATTCTGCAAAAGCTGAATAAATTATCTTATTACCACTCCCATTAAGACCAGAATCACTATTTCTTATTTTAAAACCATTTGAAAGAAAATCTACTTCATTATCTGTTTGTTGTGCGGCAGTCGTATTTGGATACAATGAATTATTATCTACATTATAACCTAATCTTTTTCTATCCCACATATAATGATTAGTTGAACCATTCTCTGAATTTTTTACTACTACCCAAGCAGGTCTAAAACCTGTATAGACAAATGGTCCATTAGCATTTCCATTTCCTATAAAACTAGACATTTTACTAAATCCTTTGATAGAAGTAAAACAATAATTAATAAATTTATTACCTGCTTCATTTGTTTGGTCGGCTGAACCAACAACAAAAAGAGTCGTATTTGGGTCAGTACTATTCCATGCTGTTGTAACACTTGAAGAAGCATTAGCAGTATTTAAATTACTTGCATAATTTGCAGAAGTTATATCTGACCGCCAATCATACCAATCACCAGTTCTTCCTACAATAACTTTAAAAAGTTGCCAATCAGGTTTTTTACCTAATCCATGTCCCATCCAACAATTAGCACCACCACCGCCTGTTCCTGAATATTTTATAATTGAAATTCCTGCTGAAGCATTTGCGGAAACAGTAGAATCTTCTGCATTTCCATCAGGATTACCAGAACCATCATAATTATCTTCTGATACTACACCTCCACCTTTCCAACAGTAAGCTATATATTCTTCACCACTCGTATTCCCACTATCTGTTCCAGTAAGTGAAAATCCATCAGAATCAAGAGATACCATTACAGTTGTACTAACTGTATTACCATTCGTTATATATTGTGCTTTATTTGTATCACTCATTCTATTAACATCAAATAATATATGTTCCGAAGTACCATTAGTACGTTTTAACCAAACTAAATCAGGCTGAAAGCCAAGACCAGTAAGAGATTGTGCAGCACCTGTTCCTGTATAGCTGATTACATTAAAATTATCTTTTGGTTGTATAGAAATATATGCTGCCATTATGAATAACTCCCTAAATTTTTTGTGTTTAATCCGTAAAATCCAGTAGGGCAATCATATTCCCAAACTGAAGTGTCACCAGAACTTGATGTTCCTGCACTTGATACTGCTGTAGTTCCGAAATATCCATTACCCCAGTTAGCTTGTTGTGTACTACTATTTCCTGAACAACCCATAAACCAAATATCTGCTAAAGCATAATCACCCACGTCTAAAGTTTGTGCTCCTACAGCCGCATCAAAAGTTGTGCTATCCCACGCACCTGAACCTGTTGCCCATTCTCCATTTTTATGCCAATAGGCTTTGCGATTATCCATATCTAAAGCAAGACCTATAATGTCTCCTGTGGATTGACCTCCACTAAAACTTGAACCTGGACCTGATGTATTGACATAAATATTTCCACTTTGATGTAATCCTATTGAAGGATTTCCATAGTTAGAACCGAAACCATAATCTCCTGCTGTTTGTTGATTAATTTTATAATCTCCACAGACTCCCACATGAGAATTAGTTCCAGCACTTAACTTAAATTCCGCATACCATTTTCCTGAATCAACTCCTAAGGTTGATGCCAGAGTAAACCAATTACCTGCTCCCACAATAGTATTGTTTCCATTAGAAAAAGTACCTCCCACCATATTATATACAGAATTTCCTGTCGCATAATTATTATGAGGAGTATCTTTTAAATTTGTTAAAGTTCCTGAAACAGTCATATTATTTCCTTCACCTGAACTGTCTGTTCCTGAAGCTCCTGAAGCGAATTTTAAAAAGTAGCCATTCGTTCCATAAGTTACTGAAGGTGAAGTCTTTGCAACCCATATCCCTGAAGTAGAATCTGTTTCTCCGAAATCACTAGCCGCATATGTTTGACCATCACAGAAATGAACGTGAGACATTGAACCATTCCAATAAAGTCCGTTACCTCTTTGACCTACATAACAAGTATTTCCACTAACATTTGCTGAACTATCTAAATTTTGAGTTGGAGCATTATCTACAGCAAAAGCTGTTACTTCTTCTCCATTAACATAAATTCTCATTCTGTCTCCTGAAGTAGCATTTCCGCTATCCCATACAAAAACTAAATGATACCAAGAACCAGGGTCTCTGAACAAAGCACTTGTAACTTGTTGTCCTGCGGCTCCTCCACCTGAACGATTGTAAAAGTGTAAGCTCTCATCAGTATCAAAATACATTCCTGTATAATTACTAGCATCCGCCCAGCCTGAAAATATAAACTGAGCAACCCCATCAGGACATCTTTTCACCCAAGCAGAAAAAGTCCATTTGTCTGTGTTACCTGCTGTAAATGTTCTTGATAAATATGTAGTAGCCATTAATTAAATCCTCCTGAACCTTCTATATCAAAACTCCATGTAATTGAAAAAGCTCTATCTGAAGTTTGTCCTTCAGCATCTGTAGCTCTAATTGTAAAACTGTCTGTTGCTGCAGAAGTATGAGCTGTTTGTGTACCTGTTATTGTAGCACTTCCTGAACCACTTGTCAATGTTAAACCTGCTGTTAATGTTCCACTTTGTACAGCAAATGAAGTCGCATCAGTACAAGTTAAAGTTATTGTTGAAATTGCTTGTCCTCCATCCAATGTTCCTAAAGAACCAGCAGCAGTTACCCATGCAGGTACATCTGAAACTGTAAGTATTGCTGAAGAACTTCTTACTGCATTACCATCTGGATTCTCAACTCTTAAGTAATATGTTCCATCAACTGGTAAAGTAAATGTAGCACTAACAGATGTTGCTGAAGTATAAGTAACACTATCAGCTACAACAATTGCTCCTGAAGAATTAATTGCATCTACATAAGGAACACTTGTAAAATCTGTACCTGTTATAACAACTGCTGTTGCAGCGTTTGTTATAACACTTGGAGATATTGAAGTTATAGTTGGTTTAGTTTCTGCTGGTAAATTTGTTAAAGCTGCTCCACTAATTGCTGGTAAAGCACCAGTTAATTTTGAAGAAGATAAACCTGTAATTTTAGCATCTGTAATTGAACCTGCTAGTTGTGCATTAGTAACAGAAGTATTTGGTAATGTAACTGTTTTACCACTAACATCAAATGTTGCATTAATGTCAGCTCCTGTTATTGCACCATCAACAATTTTTGCAGAAGTAATTGTATTATCTGCAGGAGTTGTAATTAATCCAGTTCCAAAATGAATCATTGAATTCATTGTAGAACCTGAAGACATTGAGACTCCAAAAGTTATTGTCGAACCATTTATAGTATAACTAGAAGGAGCTTGAATAATTCCATCTACTTCAATTAATAAACTATTAATTGTAGAAGGAACAAATGCAACAGCACCTTTAAGAATATTATAAGGTCCTGCAGAGTTAGTAAAAGTTATATTATCTAAAACTTCTATCTGACTAAAATTTTCTATTCCTCTTCCTATATAAGCCATGTGTTTTTACCTTGCTGTTCCTGCTTTAGAGTTACTGGATACCATCGGAAATTCTGCAAATGCCATGTAGTTATAAGTATCACTAGCACCATTTAAATCATGACCTGCACCAGAACTTCTTGGTTTAAATCCGTTTGAAAGAATATCACATTTATTGGCTGCACCTTGTGATGCTGAAGTTGCATTAGCTTTGAAATAATTATTATCTGGATTATACCCAACTCTTTTATCATCCATGATTAACCAATCTCCTACATCATTTGATTGTTTTACCATTAAAAAAGCTGGTCTAAATCCTGTATAAATAAAAGGACCATCATCATTATTATTCCCATAATATTTTCCAAAGGATGAAAATCCCTTAACAGGTGCAAAAGCATACATGATATAAGTAGGTGAACCAGAAGAACTATTAGTATTTCCAGCAGTTCCTAAATGAATTAAAGTATCCGTTGGAGCACTATCATTCCAAGCTGCTGAGTTAGTTACTGGTGCAGCAGTAGTATCTAAAACCATATATTTTCCAGCACCAGTACCTTGATGATACACCCACCAAGCATCTGCTGCACTTACTTTTTTAACTATTACACATTCAGGTGCTGTTCCCAAACCATGAGCAATGGTACCATTAGAACTTGTACCAGCATATTGATATATTCCAACTCCTGATGTAGTATTAATTGAATAAGCTGAAGGTGTTATGGTTCCACCAGAAAGTCCTGAAGTTGTTCCTGCTTTCCAATTCCAAGCTGAATAATCGTCTGTATTAGTATTAACCCCTGTTTCAGTTCCAACAGCGAAACCATCTGCGTTCCAAGATGTTAATGAATTTGCATTAGTTCCTTCTCCAAGATTGGCATTAGGATAAATTTCTTTAGTAGCTCCTCTAACACTATCATAAGCTCTATGATATTCAGAATTATCTCCTTTAATCCAAGTAAAATCAGGTTGAAATCCTGCTCCTGAAATAGTTTGAGTAGAACCATTTCCAGTATAGAGTAAGGGTTTAAAAAAATCTGAAGGTTGAAAAGAAATAAAAGCCATAATTAATTATCCATAAGTTGCTATATTGTTTGTACATAAAGCTCTAAAATCTTTACTAGAGCCATCAAAAGTTCCTGCACTTGGGTCGTATTCAAATTGTCCTTCGCCTCCAGCATCAGCTACCGCAGAACTTACAGCAGTAGTTCCGAAATATCCATTACCAAAATTCATATCTCCCCCTGCGGCTGCACTTTGTGCACCATCAGCAGCAGCAAAATAATAACTATCATTAGTAATATCTATTCCAGTTCCACTATTTAAAACTGTACCATTTTTTGCATAGTAAAGTTTGTTTGCGTCAAGGTCTAAATAAATTCCTATAATATCGTTTTGTGCAGTTGTTCCTGAAATATCACTTTGACCTGTTGAGCCAGAATTTTGGTAGTAGACAATTCCATCAGCAAAACTTAATCCATAACCATTTCCTGCCGCCATATAAGAGCTTGAAAAAATCTTACTGGTATTTTGTGAACTATTAGCTGTACTTGGAGAAGCAATCCCAGCTAAAATATTTGCATCTGAAGTAGTTAATTTAAATTCTGCGTACCATTTTCCTTTTCCATGAGCCGCTAATGTAGAAAATAAAGTATTATAAGTATTAGTACTAGAGGAACCTACTAAAGTATTATTTCCATTGATTAAAGGATTTGACCAAGAAGTTCCCCCAAAATATAGAGGATTACCAGTTGCAAAATTATTATCAGGAGTATCTTTAGTTTGTGTCATTGTTCCTGAAAGTGTAAAATCATTTGTATTACCACTACTATCATCTCCAAAAGCAGAATTGTCTTGGAATTTTAAAAAATATCCATTAGTTCCATAAGAAACTGAAGGAGAAGTTTTTGCTATCCAAATTCCTGAAGTGGAATCTGTTTCTCCAAAGTCGGAAGCTGCATAAGCATAACCATCACAGAAATGAACATGAGCCATAAGTCCATTAAAGAAAGTAGTAGTCCCAAGTGCTCTTGCTCCTATTTCTTGTGGAGCTGTACTATTCATAGTTGAGTTAAGACTTGAGCTGGGGTCTGTAGTAGCACTAAAAGCAGTTTGTTCTACTCCATTAATATAAACTTTCATTCTGTCTCCTGCAGTAGCATTAGCACTATCCCACACTACAACGATATGATACCAAGCTGAAGGGTCTCTTTGATATGCCGAAGTAGTTCTTCTTGCATCTACTCCGCCACCTGTAACATTATAATAATCTATTTGATTACTTCCTGCGTCTAATTCTGTGTAATTATTCACATCAGTAAAAGCACAAAATAAGCATCCTGATGCAGCATTGGTAGATTTTTTAATCCAACCACTCCAAGTCCATTTAACTTGGTTGCTTGATGAGCTTGGTGTTCTATGTAGTCTTGTACTAGCCATTAATTAAACTGTCCTCCTTGTCCTATTGAAAAACTCCAAGTCATACTAAAAGCTCTAACTGAAGTTTGACCCTCTGCATCGGTTGCAGTAACTGTAAAATTATCAGTCGCTGCTGAAGAATGTTGAGTTTGAGTTCCAGTAATTGTACAACTACCTGACCCAGATGTAAATGTTAAACCAGTTGCAATAGCTCCACTTGTTATAGCAAAAGATGTTGCATCAGTACAAGTTAATGTTTGTGTACTAATAGCAGCTCCTCCTGCAAAAGTTCCTAAACTTCCTGCTGCTGTAACCCATACTGGTTCATCAGAAACAGTTAGTAAAGCAGTTGAACTTCTAACAGCATTACCATCATTGTTTTCTACTCTTAAATAATATGTGCCATCTGTTGGTAATGTAAAGGTTGCACTTATTGAAGTTGCACTTGTGTAAGTTATACTATCTGCATTTACAATAGCTCCAGTAGAATTAATCGCCTGAACTTGAGGAACACTTATAAAATTAGTTCCAGTTATTGTAACTGCAGTTGCAGCATTTGTAATTACACTTGGTGATATAGAAGTTATTGTAGGTTTTGTTTCTCCTACAGTAACACTACCACCTAAGCTAACAGGTGAACTATTAATTGTAATAGAACTATTAGCTAATTTTGCATTTGTAATTGCACTATCAGGTATCTTTGCAACTGTTACTGCACTATCTGCTATTCCACCTGAAGTTACTTTTGTTTGTGCCATATTATCTCGCTGTTCTTATTACATTTGTACTTCCAACAATAGGTTGTCCTATTGCAAGAAAATTATAAATTCCACCATCTGCATTAATATAAGTACTTGTTGTTCTTAATTTAAAACCTGTTGAATAAAAATCTATTGGTGCTCCACCTGCTCCTGGTAAAGTATGAACATCAGGTAAATAGAAATCATAAGTAGGATTATATCTTCCATTAGAACCAGTAATTGCATCTCCTGCTACTGAAGTTTGTAAAGTCCAATTCTCAGAACTATCTGCTCTTTTTGTCATAACAAAAGTTGGTTTAAAACCACAAGCTATATAACTTCCTATTGCTTGACCATTACCCATATAATTAGCTGCTAATTGATAACCAGGTACATCAGCCCAAGCATAACAAATAAAAGTTTTACCTGAACCATTTGTTTGTCCATCAGAACCAAAAGAAATTAGAGTATCAGTTGGTGATGTTGAATTCCACATATTACTAGCACCTGTTCCTTTAGCTGCACTATCATTTAAAACTAAAGAAGTACAAAAAT